TTCATGGATTCAGTGAAATTCCTGTGTGGTTCCTGCGTGGCAAATCCAAAGCGATGGATAACGGCGCTATTCTTTATGAATCATTCTTTTCATCTGCATTGCCTCATTGGAACCTGGCGGTAATTCATGAATCTGATTTACTCGGTGCCTACATAACCCACATGCACCCGCAGAAGTATGAACTCGCCGAAGAGTGTAATTACAAATTTCCTTATGAAGGGTTTGAATATCCATGCTATGGTGGAACGATAAAATATGGGGATAAGACCGGCGGCAAATCAATGACAATGGATTGCCCTCACTGCATGGGTACGGGCTATCATTCGGTCAAATCTCCTTATGGCACGTACCAATTCAATCGCCAAAAACTTGAAGAAGGCACCCCTACCGGTATGCTTCCTGTTGGCTACATCAATATTCCTGTAGATGCTACAAAAATGCTTCAGGAAAGAACACAGGAAATGAATAATAAGGCCATGTGGTCCATTAACATGGATGTGGAGGATAAGGTAGGCGAGAATCAATCCGGCGTTGCTAAGGTGATAGATCGGTCGGCGCAATATGATACACTTTTTACCATCGCATCAGTAGTTTTCGATGTCCATCTAACCAATCAGTATTATTTCATCAATAAGTACATGTTTGGCATTGAGGCCCGCAGCCTGAACAAAAAAGAAGACAAGAATCTACCGGAGATTAACAAGCCAACAATTTTCGATGTGATGACCACTGCGGAACTGATCAACAATTTTTCAGTTGTGCAAAAGGCTGGCATGGATAAAAACTACCTGCGACTGAAGGCCATAGAGATCGTTAATAGGGATCTAGCCACCGCGCCGGACATGCGTAAGTACTTAATAACAACGCTTAACCTGGACCCTTTATATGGGTTTACACAGGATGAATTGAGTTTAGGTACCACGTCAGGAGTTATCCGGAAAGTTGATTGGGCCATCCATGAAAACCTAAAGACTTTCGTTGATCGGGCGATTACTGAAACCAAAAACTTTTTGGAAATGGACCATAAGGACCAGATTGTAATTCTGGAAAAATATGGAAACGAACTTTTAACACAAGCCAAGCCGAAGGTAGATGTAACCGTATTGGACATCAATAAACAAGCTGCATGACGGCACACAAAGTCGCTGATTCGATTGAGGGGTTAATCATAAGCGCGAACGGCCAATTTGAAACGGCCATACTTCGCGTTCAGGAAAAACTTTACGCGGACCTTACGACTATTTTGAAGTTCGTTGAAACTGATGCAGACGGAAATATTCTGCAGAATGCCGGTAACCGCGCAATCCTCCGCGCCGCGCAAAGCCAATTCGATAAGACAATACTGAACTCTGAATATCAGGACGCGATAGAAACGCATCTGAAAGTAATTCCAAAAGCAGACGCGCTAAATGCTGCCTACTTCGAATCAGTATCAAGTGCATTTAAGCCCAATCGGGTATTCATTAAAAATCTTCAAACGTCAGCAATTGAAACGATCAACACGCAACTTCTTCAGGATGGGTTGGCGTCACAAATTCAAATACCGCTGAATGATATTCTGAATCAAAACATCAATTCCGGAGGTTCATTTGCCGGTATGCTGAAACAGTTAAAAACTTTCATTGAAGGCGACCCGGGTCATGAAGGACGACTTTTAACTCACTCAAAAACCATTTTACGCGATACGCTTTTCAATTATGCGCGGGCTTATCAACAGTCTGTAGTCTCTGATTTAAAATTGATTTGGTATCTATATGCCGGTGGAGTTATGGACACCACAAGGGAATTTTGCCAGGCTCGCGCTGGTAAGTTTTTCACGGAAGAGGAAATAAAATCATGGGCTGCTGGGAGTTGGAAAGGTAAAAATCCATTAACGACGGAAAGCTCAATTTTCGTGTATTGCGGGGGATTTCAGTGCGCGCATCAATTAATAGCAGTGCATGAAAGTGTAGTCCCCGAAGAAGATTTAGCCCGTATTACGACTTAATTCGTACTTCAATAGATTTTATCTATATTCGTTTACTAAATATAAATTTTACACATGAATCTATTAGTCAAAAACCCAAAGACGGGCGAGACTCGACCGATGACTCAAAAGAGTTTCGACCTTGCCGGAAAAAAAAGAGGGTTCCAAATCACCGGAACCATAAAGGATGAATCGTCATCAAACATGGACGACCTCAAGGCCCAATTACGCGCACAGAAAGCAGCCGGTACGCTAGATCAGGCAGAACCGAATGAAGAAACGCAAGATGAAGTAAAACCAAAAGGCAAGCCAGGACCGAAACCAAAAACACAAAAGAATGAAGACTAAAGATTTTTTCGCGAAACTTGCTGATAACGGTAAGATCACGAACGAGGATTACAAAAAGTTTCTCGAAACAGTGCCTGATGGTGAAATTCCAGATGCCGTTTTTGCGGCTATCGAGGAAAAGTTTATGACCGTTGACCGCGCCGCTTCCCATCCTGAAGTAACCGCAAAACTTCGCTGGGAGACGCTCAACCCGATCAATCGCGAACTGGAAAAACTTTTGCCACTCATTGAAAAGGTGGATAAGTACACAGCGACCGAGATTTCAGGACTTGTCAGGGACAATAACGGCACCAAAACACCTGATACATACAAGCAGCTTGGCGCTATTGGCGCCGCGCTTCCTAAGCTGTTTGATAAACTGAAGGTTGCGCCGAACGATGAAGAGTCAAAAAAAACAATTGAAGAGCACAAAAAGACAATTCAGGAACTCACTGAAAAGTTCTCGGGCGTTGAAGAGGAAACAAAAAAACGCATTAAAACCATCGAAGACGCCAAGCAAAAAGAATTCAACGATTACAAATTGAATTCGGAATTGGAAAAGATGGTAAATTCATATACATTCGCTGATACATTTTCCGATACAAAAAGGGAGATTACAAAAGCACTGCTTGACGATGTCAAGCAAAAAAACATTTTGGCTCTTGCCACGAAAGACAATGGGGAGGAAGTAATAGAAGTTCACGAACTTCATAACGGAACCCCCCGACCTAAGTTCAACGGTAACACACCTGTAGTTATCAAAGCTTTACTGGACGAAAAATTCACCAAGTTTCTTAAAAAGAGTAACGCCGATGCTGGCGATTCTGCTGATGGTGGATCTAGCGGTCAGTCGCAATCCAAATCTTACCAGATACCTGATGGTAAATCCGCAACACGAAGCGGTGCCAATGTATCGGTACAAGTCTAATTAAAAAATGAATCCAAATTTAAACATCGTTGGCGCGTGTCAACTGATAAGAGAAGAAGCAAAGAATCTCGCAGGCGAAAATTATGCCTTCGGCCTGCAAAGAAAAACCGGTATGCTTGATTGGCTCACGTCACCTGAAAACGGCGGCGTAAATGCGCGATACATCAGCAGCGACGGAAAACTCACCAAACTGGAAGTTTTCTATGATCAAAGAACGAAAGAATGCCAAATTACAGATGACTGCTTTTCTGGCGTCTGCGATCCTGGTACAACTCCACAGCGTAAGCGTTTCGAATTCACCCTTGATAATTGTATCGTGACACCTGTACGAGAGTACACGCTTGACGATATGATTGCACTTTGCAAAGACACTAAAACTTTCATGCGTGAAAGAATGGAGTCAGACCAAAGAGCCGGACGCGAGCACCTTTCTAAAAAGATGCTTGCAGAGGTTGATGCCTTTAAAGGAATAAACGTTCGTTTCGACGGTAGCACAACAGCTTCAGGAGCATCACCAACAATTGATTTGATTGCTACTGACACATTCGGTCAGGCCATCCCATTACCAGGTAACTTTGCCCGCGTAATGCTGGATTATGAAACCAATCAATTGAATGGTCTTCCTGCCTTTATTGGACAGGGTAACTTCGAATTGTTCTGGAAAACACACGGATGGTCATGCTGTAACAGTACAACCCCTTACGGCGCTTCAAATCTTGAAGGTGAGGGACGTTTTTATGTAGATCAGGCCGCTAACAGCGTACTTGGACCAAGCGACATTTTAATGATCGCGCCGGGTGCAGTTAAATCCGTGTTCTTCAATGAAAATGCTTTGGTTGAAAAGATGGGCACAAACTCACCAACAACTCAAAGCATCGTAATTGATGACTTCGCTGGTTATCCATTCAAATGGAATTTTGATCTGTATTACGACATATGCGATAAGAAGTGGAAATCTGTAATGTCTCTTCAGTGGGGTGTGTTTAACGTATTTCAGCAAGATTCTTTCGCGTCTAATGCAGACACAACAGGTTCACCTGATTGCGGCGATGAATTGGATGGTATGACAGGCGTTTTCGGCTACACGATCACCTAATAACTGATTGGGCTGCCAAGACAATTATATAACTCTTAACCGAAACGATGGGGTTTCAAGGTCTGGCCTTTACGGGTCGGACCTCCCCGGCGTTGAGGAGTTATTTGTTTCCCTCACTTCAAAGCCGGGTGAAACAGACGACGAATCATGGGAAAGAGTTTACCGCAATGCGTGGACGAATATGGTTTCAGATGTTGAAGCATTTCTTCAGCAGAAGTTTTTCGTTAATTCCAAATTGGTAAGTCGGCAGACATCGGAAATAAAGCAATCGGTTAACGCAAATTCAGGACTGGCTGGCATTTCAATACAATTCAGTTTGCCACGTTACGCCAGCATTCATATCCTTTCGGCGAAGTTATTTAGTGAGCAGGATTATTTGAGTCCGGCACCTGTAATTTCAATTTATGAGGAGGATGAAACCGGCGATTTACTTTCCGAAAGCTCACAATCAGTTTCCGAAGGAAAGAACGAGTTTTTTATTGATCAGGACTTCGAAGCAAATAAGCTATTCATTGCTTACGACGCATCGTCGTTTCAATTCAGGACGACAGAGAATAAATTTTTTAATACTGGCTATCCAGTATGGAATAAGTTCGAATGCGTATTCCCGTGCTTCGGCGGAGAGGCTTCAGTGAAGCAAATTAATGGTGGCGGGCTGAATGTTATTTTCGATGTGTTTTGCTCGGCTGAAAAATTTGTTTGCGAGAACCTGAATCTATTCAAAAAGGTTTTCTGGTGGAAGATTGGCGAGGAAATGGCCGTCGAGCGCCGAATAGGCAACAGGCTCAATGAGGCTACGACAATGACCGACGAACGCAAAACTGAACTAGCGACTTTTTACAGCACGCAGTATAATCAGGCGCTTAACAACGCTTTAAAAGCACAGAATCTTTATGAAGATCCTTATTGTTTTCAATGCAAGGGGTCTATTTCAACAAAAGTAAATTTACCATAATGGCATGTTCATGCGGTACGAGAAAAGGCGGTAAACGGGGCGGAAAGCGTTGAATGAGCTAAAGAACCTCGTTGATAAAATAAATAACGCAGTCCGGGATGAAAAATTCCAACGGGTTGCGATGAGTACCACTTTGGCCATTCATAAGCCACGGATTTTTGCACAAGGCAAAGACGTGAACAATTCAAAGATCGGCACCTATAGCACGAATCCGATTTCAATATCGAAAAAGAATCAAGCCCGCAATACCGGCAAAACCTATTTTAAAGGCGGATACGCAGAGTATCACCAAGACATAGGTAAGGGTGGCAGTGACGTGAATCTACGCAACACAGACCAAATGATGATAGATTACGGCATAGTTGGAAGCGGCGGGCAGTTTGGTTTTGGTTTTCAGAATTCTGTCAACGCTGATAAAGCCGGATGGATGACCGATAAATATGATAAGGAAATATTTGCCTTAACTGATAGTGAGGTTAATGTTTTCGCAAATGTCGTTGTCGAACAATTAAACCGCTCTATAGCATGACGGAAATTATCGAAGCACTTGATAACTGGACATCCTCACAATATCCGACTTTGCCCCAAAAGCTATTCGGGTATTGTGAACTTGTTCATAAAACAGAAAAGGGATCAGATCAGCCAATGCCGGTGACCATAAACGGAACGTCAGACCGACAATTTGCTTGCTTGGATGACCGTTACCAGTTAATTACATGGTTCCGATTGCCTGGTACAATTGAGCTTCAAAATGAGGTTGATGGTAATGATTGGGCCTTTGGTTTTGACGATGGAGAGACCCAAAGAGCCGGGTTAAGATGGGTAATTGCTCATCGCGTTGAACTTGGCGAATCTTGGATAAATAATTTCCTGAAAGCGATTCCGAAGGGATTCAATATTACAGGTTACCAGATTGTTCACATCGATAAAAACGGACTGACGCTGGACGCTGATCATGAATCTATTTATAATACTGAACTTGGAAAAACGGTATATGAAAAGCATCGTTTCACGTGGAATCTTTATGTCATCAATCTAACTACCGAATACATTTTGTGTCCTACGGCTGTATTTGCGGATTGCTGCACCGATTCATTTATTACTGAAGATGGGGAATGCCTAACACCTGAATAATGTCAAAAAAATACAGTCAATTACCAGCAGCAGGCACACCAGACGGGAGCGAAATAACGGCCATCGTCCAAGGTGGCGTCAGTAAACAAATAACATTACAAGAAATTGCAGACTTAGGAGGCGGCGGAGGAGGGACAATTGATCACTGGCGCGGTGCACACGCAATTGCTGATGTGTATCCAGCGGCAGGCACAGGGTCAGGTACAGCGGGGGCCATAACAGCAGGGGATCGATACTATTTAACTGTATCAAGTACTTTAAATGGGGATATTTGGAATGCGGGGACCGAATTAATAGCACTCGTTAATACCCCTGGAAGTACGGACGCAAACTGGTTAATTAAAGCTTAAAAAATATGGAAGACAAAACAGTATTAACTTCGAAACAATTTTCATTAGACTGGAAAGATACTGCAAAAAGTTTGGTTATGGCCGTACTCGGTGCAGTAATGGCAGTGATTGAAACAAGCATCACCGCAGGTAACTTTCATTTTGATTGGCAAGCAATATGGAAGACGGCACTAGCCGCATGTGTGGCCTATTTAGCTAAAAATTTCTTTACAAAGGCTGAAGTAAAAACACCAGCAGAATCAAAAGCATGAAAAAACTATTTTCAATATTATTACTTTTTGCGTCGATCGCTTCTTTTAGCCAGACGGTTAAAAACGATACTGACCTATCCGCTGAATCAACGAACGAGATTAAGAACAAGGCTCTTAATCAAACTCGCCTCGATAACTTCAATCAAAATGCTATCGTCTCGAAAGTGTCAACGCTTCAAA